AGCGTAAGAAAGGGGAAATACAAAATGACATTAGAAGAATTATTAAAAAAGCAGGGGTTATCGGATGAACAGATTAAGGCGATTACAGCAGGCATGAAAGAGAATAAGATTTACACTGCCAGTGAGGAAAATCTGGATATTCGATACGGAAAACTGAAGACAGACTACGACAACCTGACAACTCAGCATGGAGAATCAACGAAATTGATTGAACAGCTGAAGGCAGGAACAAAAGATAGCGATAAGCTTCAGGAAAAGATTACAGCATATGAAACACAGGTAGCAACACTGCAGAAAGAACTTGATAATACAAGGCTTGAATCTGCTATCAAGGTTGCACTTATGGATGCAAAGACAGATGATGTCGGCTATATGGCATTCAAGCTTAAAGAAGGCGGATCACTGGAACTTGATGATGATGGAAATATTAAGGGGATTGATGAGAAGATTTCTAACTTAAAGACTCAGTTTCCAAGTCATTTTGATTCGGAAAATAATCCGGGACCAAGAGAGATTGATCCGAAACCGCTTCCAGAGGGTGATCACAATAATGATGTACAGCCGAAGAATCTGGCTGATGCGCTTCGTATGCAGTATGAAGAAAATGAAAAATAGAAAGGTTAAAATGGTGAAAGTCAATGGCACTTATGCTGAATGATATGAAAGAAGGCGTATCTGATAAGGTAGCCGAGAAGGTAGTAGATACTTTCTTAAGAGAATCAGAAATCTTACAGATGTTACCGTTTGATAATACAGTAAGTCCGCAGGGCGGATCTACACTCACATATAGCTATATGCAGAAACAGATTCCATCAACAGCTGCATTTCGTAAATTAAATGCGGAATATGCAGACAGTGAAGCAAAACTTGTAAAGAAATCAGCCGACTTGAAAATCTTTGGTGGAAAATTCAAAATGGATCGTGTCCTCAAACAGGCGGAAAACAAGTTTAACAATATGGCATTCCAGATGGAAGAGAAGATAGCAGCTGCAGTTTCCCTGTTCCATTACACACTAGTTAATGGAGATTCAACAACTCAGACAGATTCGTTTGATGGACTTGACAAGATGCTTGCAGGTACTACATCAGAATTTAATAGCAAAGCGGTTATTGATATCTCTGACATTACAAAAATGAAAGCAAACGCTGATCAGTTATATGAAGCATTACAGATTCTTATTCGTGAAACAGATGCAGATGCACTTCTGATGAATACCAACATGATTTCTAAAGTGCAGACAATGGCTCGTATACTGGGATATCGAACAGAAACAGAGGAAGCATTTGGAAAGAAGGTTACCTCATTAGATGGTGTTAGATTTATGGATTTAAAGAATCATTATACAGTAACTGGCGGAACAACTGTTACAGCAAATGCGTGCGTTAAGGACGGAATTTCCAGAACTTTATCTGATTCATCTGCGACTACAGGTCTGACAGACATCTATGCTGTTAAGTTTGATGTAAATGACGGATTCCATGCTGCTACTATTACAGGAAGCTCAGCTATCAGTCAGTACCTTCCAGACTTTAATCAGCCAGGAGCTGTAAAAGACGGCGAAGTAGAAATGGTTGCGGCAACAGTTCTGAAGAATACAAAACATGCGGGTGTTCTAAGAAATGTCAAGATTGCGTAATTGAAAGGAGAAACAGACATGGCAGGAAAGAAAAAAGAAGAATTAAAAACATACAAGGTTACGGTAAATGGAAATCCGGGATATTGCGGAGAAGGTGCCGGTGGTGCACAGTTCGCACACGGAGAAGCATTGATCACAAGTGAGCGCCTTGCTAAATGGTTTGGCGAACATGAAGGATATACTGTTACCGAAATCAAAACAGATTCGGATGATGGAACACCGGGAGAACAGTAGGAAGGCGGTGCAGTTATGATCCTGTCGGTAGAAAGGGCAAAATGGTTAATCGACTTTAAGGACTGGCCAATAGAGCGGATTGAACAGAAGCTAAAAGCAATCGAGCAAACCATCCGCTCTTATACGAACAACAACTTCCAGAATAGAAAGATTCGATCAGCAGGTGTTGTATCATCGTCGAAACTAAATGTAATAAATAAACTTTATGGATTGTCGATTGGAGATACAGTACAAATAACGGAAAGTATGTTCAATGACGGATTATATACAGTAAAAGGAATAGAAGAGAACGCGATTGTACTGGATAAAGAGTTAATCGATGAATGCTATGTACTGATCACAAAAGTAGAGTATCCAGATGATGTGATCGAGTGCTGTATTAATCTGTGCGAATGGGAAGTAAAGAACCGTGGAAAAGTCGGAATAAAGGCAGAAACATTGTCTCGCCATTCGGTTACATACTTTGATCAGGACGCATCCAATCAGATGAATGGCTACCCAGTAAGTCTGTTAGGCTGTCTGAAACCGTATAGAAAGGCAAGGTGTTGATTGTGTCTGATATTGGTGGAAACACAACAGCAATCTTACAGGTGCAGAGCGAAAATGGTGTTGATGAAATCGGCAATCCGGTAATTAGCTGGGAAGACGCAGGCTCCTATCCGGGATGGCTTGATTTAGTATCTGGAAACTCACCCGTCCAGAACTATAATGCCAAGATATCAGAGTCCAGTCATTACTATATTACTGATTATTATCGGGCGCTTGCCAATCAGGATCCTGAGGTGTGTAAAATGCTGATAGATGGAAAAATCTATGATGTACAGTGGATTGATGATCCGATGGGAATGCATGAACATCTGGAAATTTACTTGAAAGCTGTAGGAGGTGTTGGGAGTGGCACAGATTGAGTTTGAAGACAATACAGAACAGATCATTGAAGAAATGCAATTAAAGGCTATTGCATGGCTGGAAGAAGCTGGTGGAGAGATTAAGTCTCAGGCTGCTTCCAATTCCAGACGTGCAAGCGGAGAGACTGCGGGAAGCTTTCGGCATGAAGTAGATACCGAAAACATGGTGTGTGCTATCGGCTCAGATCTTGAAAATGCATTATGGGAAGAATTTGGTACTGGTGAATATGCATTGAATGGTGATGGCCGCTCCGGTGCTTGGTACGTGCCGGTTAAATCGTATACTGGAAAAAGGAAACCGACCTATAACGGAAAAGTAGTAATCGTGCACGGAAAAAACGGTGTGGATTTCTACAAGACCAATGGCAAGCGTGGAACAAGAGCATTGTTTAATGCGTTCAATTCGCTAAAAGGACCAGTACAGAATAAGGCACAAATGAATTTTAAGGATTTAGGTGATTAGTATGACGCAAGAGATATTAAGACACATGAATCTTAAATTAAAAGAATTGCTTCCATATCAGTTCTATGAATGGAGGACAAAAGCAGAATATCCCTACTGGATAGGGGAATATTCGGAAACTTCAGATACATCTGAGGATGGATCGGGCGAAGATGTAATGATGATAACAGGAACAACAAAAGGCAGCGTGATGGACCTTGAGAATGGAAAGGAAATGCTTCAAAAGGCATTTCCTACACTTTCAGGTTATCACGCTGTTCTTGATTCTGGAACACATATTATTGCGTATTACGACACTTCAACAATGATCCCGACAGATGGAAACGATATAAATAGGATACAGGTTAATTTAAAGATCAAAAGTTGGAAGGTGAACGAATAATGGCAAATGAATGGACAAATTGGAAAGAACATGGAATCACCAAAGATACACCAGATTCTATTCTGTTTGGTGCTGGAACAATCCATCAGGGATTAACGTTTTCTGGTGACAAATGGAATTTTGCAGAATCAATCATAGGAGCAACTAATGGTGGATCGAAAGTGTCTATGAAACCTGAAGTACAGGATATTGAAGTAGATGGAAAAATGATCAAAGCAAAGGGACTGATGATGAAGGTTGGAGAAACAGCAACAATGGAAATCAACTTTGCGGAGATCAGCCCGGAAATTATCAAGAAGGGCTTGATCGCCCAGGAAGGAAATTCGACAGCAACCGGATATAAAGTTATTGAAAGTAAACCGGATATCGAAGCAGGTGACTATTTTGAAAACTTTGCGTTTGTTGGACGAACCGTATCAAAAAAACCAATTATTGTTATTTTTGATGATGCCCTGTGTACATCTGGTTTTGAACTGGATGCAAAAAATAAATCTCAGTCTTCACCAACAGTGACGGTTGAATGCGTGGGTGATGTTAACAAAGATGAAGCGTTAAAGGTACTTCCGTACCACATCTATTACCCAGATCCGACAGCTAGTCAGTCGGAAGATGTATTTGGCAAAGCTGTTGTTGATGGACCAGAAGAAAACGAAGAATAACAGAAGGTAAAAAGTAACGAAAGGAAGGATTGTAATGGTAGAAAGAAATTATGAATTAAGAAAATTATGTGCTGATGATATTTTCCCGATGGTCAATATTATTTCAAAAATCGGTATTGAAAATATGGCAGACTGCTTCGATGCAAAAGAAATGGCAGACATCATGAACAGTGTAGATTCAACTTTAGATGAAGCAGATGGAAAAGAAAGCTCAGATAATGCGATGGCTGATGTACTTACAAAGCAGATTGGTATCAAAGTAATTATGAAACTGGTTGGGCTGCTCTTGAAGAATCTTGGAAAAATTAAGATAGAACTGTATCAGTTTCTTGCCGGTCTGTCTGGAATGACTGAAAAAGAGATCGCTGCTCTGCCACTGGGAACATTTACACAGATGATTGTAGATGTTTTCAAAAAAGAAGAGTTCTCCGATTTTTTTCAGGTTGTATCAGGATTGCTCAAATAGGGCAGTTTCAATTTCTGGATCAGCTGTTTAAGCGCTATCATGATCCGCTGCGATTGGTAAGTTGGTATATTCAATCATGCAGTTTCTTACAATTTGTAGGAGATTTTTCAGAGGCATACAACAAAGAACTGCGTTGGGAAGTGTACCTGCATAAAGTATGGGACAAGACTTTTGAAGAGTATGAAGAAGGCGTAAACGAAGAAGTTCAGCGGATTGAAACATCTCACATGAGTGAAACTGAACAGGAAAATGTTATTGCTGATAGTATGTCCATATTACAATCTTTCCAGCCTTCAGAATAGGAGGTATAGATGGATTTATTTAAGCTTGTCGGTACGATTGCGATTGATACTGCAAATGCAGAAAAATCGTTAAATGATGTACATAAACAAGTCGCTGATACCGAAAAGGCAGTGTCGGAAGGCTGCGATAAAGTGAAACAGTCTTCCGAAAAAGCTGGAAATAGTGCCACGAAAGCTGGAAAGACAGCGGAAGAAGCTGGAAAAAAAGCAAAAAAAGCCGGTGAAGATGCCGGAAAAGGTGGCCGAGAATCCGAAAAGAGTGGCAATAAATGGGCTGAATTCGGTAAGAAGATAGAAAAGGCCGGAACAAAGGTCACGGGAATCGGGAAGAAAATAGAAAAAGCCGGTGATGCAGTAGGTAAAGTCGGAAAGAAATTCGCTCCGCTGTCCGCCGCTGCAGCCGGAACATTGACTGCGGTAACAAAGGGCGCATCTGATTTTCAGAATGGTATGGCAAAGATGTCAACCTTATTTGATACGTCACAGGTATCCGTTCAGAAATTATCCAAAGAATTCCTGAATCTATCGAATGAAACAGGAAAAAGCGCAGTAGAACTTACGGAAGCCGGCTATCAGGCGTTGTCAGCATCTGTACCAGTTGAAAAGCTGGGAGGTTTTATCCGTACATCTGCTAACATGGCAAAAGTCGGATTTACGGACACTGCAACATCTGTGGATCTGTTGTCTACAGCTGTAAATGCTTATGGTTTAGAAGCTGATCAGGCGGACAGCATAGCAAACAAGCTCGTAAATACACAGAATCTTGGTAAAACATCTGTAAATGAATTGGCGTCAAGTATGGGTAAAGTTATCCCGACGGCTGCCGGTATGAATGTTAATCTGGATCAGCTGTGCACGATGTATACCCTTATGACTAAACAGGGTATTGCCACTGCGGAATCTACCACATACATGAACAGTATGTTGAATGAACTTGGTGATTCTGGTACGGATGTAGGAAAGGTCCTGAAAGAAAAGACTGGAAAATCATTCCAGGATCTGATGAAGGACGGAAAGACAACTGGCGATGCACTGAAAATCTTAAAAGACTACTCAAAAGAGACAGGAACAGCATTCAATGAATTATGGAGCAGTCAGGAAGCCGGAAAGGCTGCTATGGCACTCTTAAATGATTCGGCCGGTGATTTCAATGAAACAATGGGATCAATGGCTAATGTAGCTGATCTGGTTGGACAAGGTCTTGAAAAGATGAATACGCCGTCAGCAAAAATGGCGAAGGCTCTCAACCGGATTAAAAATAGTGGTATTGAATTGGGTTCCGTATTGCTTACTACTGTAGCACCTTATGTTGAGCAGTTCACTAAAAAAGTAGAAGAACTTACAGAAAAATTTAATAAGATGCCGGATAGTCAGAAAAAAATGGTTCTGGTTATGCTTGCAGTTGTTGCTTCGATTAGTCCCGTTCTTGCTATAATGGGGAAATTAATCAAGGTGTTTGCAGATGGACCTATAGCCGTAGGAAACCTAATGAAAGGATTCGGCAAGCTTCAGACAGCAATCGCAGGCATAAACGCTCCTGTGGTGGCGATCGTTGCCGTGATAGCGGTTCTGGTTTCTGCATTTACGCATCTGTGGAATACGAATGAAAATTTCAGGAATAACATGATCGCAATCTGGGATCAGATACGAGATAAGATATCATCATTCGTAGACAATGTAAAAGAAAGATTTGCAGGTCTGAATATTTCTTTTACAGATATAGTAAGTTCCCTGAAAGCTATATGGGATGGGTTCTGTGAAATCTTAGCACCGGTATTTGAAGGTGCTTTTGCTGCATTGGCTGATACTATTACAACAGTATGTGATGTTCTGATAGGTATATTAGATACATTCATAGGGCTATTTACTGGAAACTGGGAACAGTGCTGGACTGGAATACAGGAAGTATTCGGTGGAATATGGGAAGGCATAAAGGCGGTACTTACAGATGTATTAGAATCATTAAAGGGAGTGCTAGATACATTTCTCGGATGGTTCGGAACAGATTTTAATACTGCTTGGGCGGATATTACAGCGACAGTTGAATCGGTATGGAACGGCATAACTGATTTCTTTACTTCTGTTTGGGAAGGCATAAAGAATGTATTTGAAACCGTAGTGAACGGGATTAGCGACTTCCTGGCGAGTGCCTGGGAAAGCATCACATCGACAATCCAGAATGTCTGGGATGGAATTGTAAATACGGTTTCGGCGGTATGGGAAACAATAAAGAATGTGGTGCAAGTTGGCATCATGTTTGTTGGTGAAATCATTTCAGCTGCAATCCAAATCATTACTATCCCGTGGATGTTCATATGGGAGAACTGCAAAGAGTATATTACGGCAGCATGGGAATTCATAAAAAATGCTGTTTCAACAGCACTTGAATCAATTTCCAATACTATAAGCGATATATGGAATGCAATCGTTGGATTTATCTCACCGATTTTAGAGACCTTAAAAAATGTATTTGTTACAATATGGCAGGCCATAGAGACAGAAGTAGCAAATTCAATTAATAGAATGGTTTCGATTATTACAACGGTATGGTCTGCCGTCAGCGGAACAATCAGTGCGATATTATCAGTAATTGCAAGCATATTTTCTACGGTATGGAACGGAATAACATCTGTTGTATCGAGTGTATTAAGTACGATCCAGAGTGTTGTATCAAGTGTATTAAGTGCAATGCGAGGTGTTGTATCTTCAGTTTTAAATGCGATTTTAAGTACTGTTAAAAGCATAATGAATTCTATAAAAAGCACAATGACGAGTGTATGGAATGGGATAAAGAGCGTTGTATCAAGTGCGATTAACGGAATCAAGTCTGTTATATCATCCGGGCTTCATGTTGCAGGTTCGGTTGTATCTAGCGTGCTCAGTGGTATCAAGAGCAAGTTTAGTAGTGTATGGAATGGGATAAAGAGCGTTGTGAGCAGTGCAATCAATCACATCAAGAGCGCCATGAACTTTAGCTGGTCACTCCCAAAGCTAAAATTGCCACATCCGAAAATCGAAGGGAAATTTAGTCTTGATCCACCATCTGTGCCGCATTTCTCTATTGACTGGTATGCTAAGGCTATGGATGCCGGAATGATTATGAATAGGCCTACAGTATTTGGCTATGATGCGGTATCAAATAAGCTTATGGCTGGCGGAGAAGCTGGAAGCGAGACAGTAGTTGGAACGCAGAGTCTGATGAACATGATACAGGATGCTGTAAATAACAGCGGAAACAGGGATGATGGAGCAATTCAGGCATTACTGGAAGCCATCTATAATTGGATGCGTAACGGCGGACTGTACAAACTTATGATCGACGTTCTGACAAATGGAGTAGAACTTGAATTTGATAACAGAGAAATTGCAAGGTTGGTGAAAAAATATGCTTGATACAGCAAAGTATGTGAATCACCTGAATCAGAGTATTGACTTTGGTTCGGGTGGCATTTATATAACAGATTCTGAGCTTAGAAATTATGAATGGGAATATGATACGGATTATGATGAGATAACCAACTTCCGTAAGGGCGTTAAAGAGAAGAAGATGAAAATAATCATATCAGCAGCTACAGAAGAAGAAGGGATCGCAAAAAGAAATGCAGTCTTCCGGATTTTCGAAGCGGATATCCTTGCAAACCAGGCAGGAAGGTTGTATCAGGATGGATACTATCTGAATTGCTATATTACAGCATCAAAAAAAGCTAACTGGTATATTGCAAAGCGATATATTGAAATCGAAGTCACTATTGCAACTGATCAGCCGGACTGGGTACAGGAAAAAGAATTTAATTTTCTTAAAACAGAAGGTAAAACTGTTGAGATGGATGATTTAAAAAAGTATCCCTATAAATATGGGTATTATTATCTGAATCAGGTGTCATCCTCTGCAATCAATAATGTAAGTATTACGGAATCTGATTTTGTGCTGCGAATATACGGTCCCGTGTCAAAACCACTTGTGAAGATTGGCGATAATACCTATCAAGTGAATGTTTCCTTGAATGCTGGTGAACGACTAGAAATTGATTCCAGAAAAAGGACAGTAAGCCTGATACACACTGACGGGTATACGGAAAATGTTCTTTGGTCTGCCGCAAAAGAATATTATATCTTTGAGGAAATTGTATCCGGCACACAGATTATTGCGTGGGATGGTAGTTTCTCGTTCGACTTAATTTTGATTGATAAAAGGAGTGAACCGTTGTGGAAGTAATGTATACAGACATAAACAGGCTTCCACAAGGGAGCCTTGAAAAGTATTCGATTGATCTGGAACTTGGCGGTGACAATGACTTCGAGCTCCAGATGAACGTGAGAAATCACTGCATGAGTGCCGGATGTATCTGGTATGTTGAAAATGAAGAATACGGCGGTATTGTAGATGATGTAAAAGTTGATACTGATAAATCTAAGGTATATTATTCTGGGCGATCTTGGCGTGGTATTATGGAAAAGAAGGTAATCGGACCAGACACCGGAAAAGATTATCTGACGGTATCTGGGGATGCAAATGACATTCTTGCGTTGCTGATAAAACGCTGTGATCTGGTAGATCTGTTTGTGGTTCCGGACTCTTCCGGGATACAGATAAGTAGCTATCAGTTTCCGAGATACATTGATTTTTATTCCGGTATTGTGAAGATGCTGTCCTCTGCCGGGGCAAAACTGAAAATCACCTATGATGATAAGGAATCTTGTGTGAATATATCAGCTATCCCAATCAGCGATTTGTCAGAGAAATATGAGTATTCTGATGATTACGGAATGAAAATCATAATCGAAAAGAAAAAAGGCGGGACAAACCACCTGATCTGTCTCGGAGCTGGCGAGTTGGCAGCCAGAACGGTGATTGATCTGTATGTAGGTAAGAATGGTGAGATAACAGAAAAGCAGGCATATTTCGGGGAATATGAAATAGCTGAAATATATGATTATGGAAACTCCGGATCCAGTTCTGAGTTGAAAGAGAAAGGAATCGAAAAACTTAAGGAATTAAAAAGTTCAGATTCTGTATCGGCATCTTTTCAGAAACTTGATGTAGATATCGGTGATATTGTTGGCGGCAGGAACCGGGCGACTGGGATAGTATTGAAGGAACCGATAACAAAAGAAATTGTAAAAATAAAAAATGGTATTGAAACGATAACATATAAGGTTGGTGAAGAATAA